TGTTCCCTATGGAATCGCTGATGCAGGACAACACAAAAGGCAGCACAAAAATCCTGAACAAGCAGCAAGTGTCAGAAGTTTACGACGTTATTAACCGAGCATTGATCGAAAAAACATCAGGCAAGGTTTGTGTGCCATTCCCATCACAAGAATATCTAGATGCCCAAAAAGAAAACCGTACAGCAACTGCGTAAGCAGTGCTTAGAGGTCCTACAGCAGCTTGTGAGGCTGAAGGCAGCCGACGACGACGGATATTGCAGCTGCGTGACTTGTGGCGTGGTAAGGCAATGGAACGACAATATGGATGGCGGTCATTTTGTAGCCAAGGGCCAAGGCGGTAGAAATATGTGGGCTCTAGTAGAGGAAAACGTGCATCCGCAATGCAAAGGCTGCAACGGCTTTGGTATGAAATACGGTAACACTGAGAAGGCTTACACGCTCTACATGGTGGATATGTACGGTCGTGAAAAGGTTGATGAGATGCTGCAGAAAAACGTGACAAGTAAGCTAAACAGGGTGGAGCTAGAAGACTTATTACACGATTGGAAACAACAAGTTAGCGATAATCTTAAAAGAATTGGGCAAAAGTGTTGACAGTAACGGTTACTCCTATATAATGATCTCATTTTTTAGAGAAGCACCACTACGGAGAGTAAAAAAAATGAAAGTAGGCGACAAAGTTTGGGTTAAATTAGCTGATATAGATGATGATTGTTGGGTTATGAGTAAAGTAGTTGGATTTACTCCAAAAAGAATAAAATGCGAAACCTTACATGGCATCGGACCGAGAATCCAAAATTACGCACCACATAACGTAAAGCCAAGACAAGAGTTAATCAGCGGGGAGTGAAAGCTCCCCCATCCCCCCCCCCACTACGGAGAGTAAGTATGATAGTAAAAAAATATCAGCGTAGGCCAGAAGAATGGTCAACTAACATAGCTTGTGAAGTATTTCTCAAGGCGTGGCTGGCTGGTGCTGAAGACAGGCTTATAGAAGTCTGGGAAGATGTCCTAATGGATAGCCTAGAGCCTGCAGCATTAACTAAGTTGTTTAAGGCTGCCTTAACTAAAAAACCCGAAATGACATATGAAGCTGCAATGGATATAATTGACACTTGCAATGATTCTGGCGGTTCTGTTTTGTGGGATTTTGCAAACCAATATTTAGACCAAATCGAAGATAGATATAAGGAGATATATCATGGATAACAGTGACATAAAAAATCGTTTAGCTGCAGCTACCGCTGCATTGGAAGAAACCAGACAACTTGTTGAGGACACTTATCGAGGTGTTAATGGCAGCGTATCTCTGCTCGGCAAGGCACTGGGTTACGATGAAGAGCAGCCATCTGATGATCGAGGCAACAATATGTCAGCTGCTGCCGAACAAGGCTACTACCAGCATGAGCTTGAAGTATCGGTGCGAGGCTGGATGGAGCATGGTTATCATGCGGATCGTGCAGCTTTTATTACCAGCGTATATGAGACGGCTGTTAAAACGTGGGACAAAGCACATTATGAGTATTCTCTTGAGCAAGAAGTGCTGCTGGAAGATTTAGAAAAGCAGGACACCCATTAATGTTCGGTCATTACACGACCATCTGTGAATGCTGCGAAAAACCATGCCAGCCGATGACTGTAAGGTTTGAAGCTGGCGAATCCATCCTCTACGGACACCCACACTGCACCATTGATAGCTACATTGTCTCTGGCTGCTGCGATTGGAAGGTCCGATCTGAATTTATCGAACGCAAAGACTTGCAAGTAACAGTTACCTGTGCTTAAATAAACACTGGTAATTTAAATCAACTACGGAGAGTAAAAAATGAACATGAAAACGATTACTTTTAAAACTGGCAGAACATATAATGGTGAGCAGGTCATTACCGCATCTTCAGAAGACGATCGAATTATTAACTTTTATGATTCATCGCGTAACATCAGCTATTCCTTTGAGCTTTACAGCGAAGATACGCCACAAGATGACGTTGAGTTTTTCGAGCTAGACCAGTGGGATCAAAATACAGTTATGAGCTGGTATGATGGCGACAGAGAAGGTCGGCCAGAAATAGACTTAGCATAATTGACGAGGCTTTATTAGCCGAAACGCATCTTAGGGTGCGTCTTATGCAAACTACGGAGAGACACATATGAAACATAAATTAATAGTGCAAAATTTCGTCGATGGTTCTGGCAGCGTCACTGAGTTTACTGATGCTAAGCAATTCCATCATAGTGTTACGGTCCAAGCGCGTGACATAAAGATTGTCAGCGGCCCTGCTAAGCCATCAGACATTGCCAGAGATATTAATCGTCATGCAGCAATATCTAGAGGCCAGCTTGTCGGATTTTACAAATAAGGAGATAAGTTAATGAAGAATATCAAATTTTTAGGCATGCAGTTTTTATATCTAACAGAGGGCGACCGTTACCACCTTGATTTGGTTGCAGGTCCATTCCGAATTTTTGCAAATAACATGAGCCGAAATAAATGGATTTTTACTATTGGCAGTAAAAAGTTTGTCGTTAGACCACCAACATTGTCAGACATACGTTACAACACTTGTGAGTTTTTTAAGAAATTAAACCCTATGCCTGTGTATTTCCATTACACTTCAAGTGATTGTGACCAGTTTGAGGTTAACGATGTTAAGAGGTTTTCAAGCTATCGTGCCTACCTTGCACACCGCGAGCAGGAGTACCAGTGGCTTGAAGGCCCAATCTACTACAGCCGCTGCTCTAAAAAATACTTCGAGAGCTATGAGCGAAATACACGCGATCATCGCGCTGAATTTTATAATTACTAGGAGGTATAAAATGAAGACGTATAAATCTGTAGTTAAAAGTTTACTCAGCGACGGTTATAAATTAGCTGTTTGCTGCGGTGAAGAAGGCGATTGGTTGTGCAAGGCTACGACTGATTACGATAAGGTTGTTGAGAATGTCGAGAGTATGGACTGCACCAGCGTGTTTGTTTTAACTGGCAAGAAAGGCTCTATCATCAACCATGATGTTATGAGTATTGTTTTGGATAGCGGCTACACAGACAATTTTGAAGATATTGCTGATTTTCTTTGTGATGGCGTTATTGAGCATACAATGAATAAGTTAGTGGCAGGAGGACAATATGAGCTATAATCAAAAGGATTTCAATTATTATGACGCTGAAAATCCTGAAGTTTGGGAGATGTTTGAGAAATTTGCACTGCAGGCTGCACAATATCGAGGCAACTACTCTGCAAATGCAATATTTCATCAAATCCGTTGGGAAACCATGATCCAGCAAAAAGGATCGTTCAAGGTGAACAATAATTGGTCTAAACATTACGCTCATAAGTTTATGGCTAAGTATCCACAATATGATGGATTTTTTAGGACCAGAGAAAGCTCATGAGTAAAAAACAACCAAAATCAAAAGCTGAGCTAATGCGTAATATGCGAAAACAGAGAGCCGAGCAGGGATTGAAACAAAAAACCTACTGGTTAACTGTTGAGCAGCACAAACAGATAGAGGCATTGCTCGGTCAGAGGTGACCATGCTGCAGCTGAATGCGGATGATTACGACATCGACGAATCCGTTATTGACTTGATCAACGCATTCGCAGCTGCACTATCTGAGAAGGACCGTATGGCCTTAGACGATACATATTACCTAGCCTGTGGTAAAATCAGCAAGAAGTGCACCTGTTATGAAATAGTCTGTATCTGTGAGTGACCATGCGACCATCTATTTTTACTGAAGAGTTAGCCTCCACTATCTGTTACCGCCTTTCCCTAGGCGAATCTGCCCGACAAATCTGTCGTGATGACAATATGCCATCAATGTCTACCCTAATGAAATGGCTTACTGAGCCCGATAAGCAGCAGTTTTCGGAGCAGTACGCGAGGGCCAGAGACTATCAGGCAGACTTCTATGCGGATGAAGTGGTTGATTTAGCTGATGAGCTATCAGAAGCAGCCGACAACAATGAGATTGCTAGAGCTAAGCTGCGTATAGATTCACGCAAGTGGAAGTGTGCCAGAATGACACCAAGGAAGTGGGGTGACAAATCCTCTGTAGATGTAACATCTAGCGACCAGACATTTAAGCCCACCATTGTGCAGCTAGTGGCTGCTGAGACACCTAATGACTAACATTGCTACCATTCAGCTGCCTCCCAAACTAGTCAGCCTATTTCAAGGTGATGCTAGGTATCGGTGTGCATGGGGTGGTCGTGGATCAGGCAAGACTGTTAGCTTTGCACTGATGACAGCTGTAAGAGGGTATATGTGGGGCATGGAAGGCCGTCAGGGACAGATTCTCTGTGGGCGTGAGCATTTGAACAGCCTAGAAGAATCGTCGCTAGAGGAGGTTAAATCGGCCATCAGGAGCTGCGACTTCTTACTTGACTACTATGAGATAGGTGCAACTTACATCAGGTCCAAAGACGGTAAGATCACTTACACGTTCTCTGGGCTGCGTCGTAACCTAGATTCCATCAAGTCTAAGGCAAAGATACTCTTGTGCTGGGTAGATGAGGCAGAGGGCGTTACAGAGACTGCATGGTCCAAATTAATCCCTACGGTCCGAGAAGAAAACTCAGAGATATGGGTAACATGGAATCCAGAGAACAAAAATTCATCAACGCATAAACGATTCAGGGAGTCATCGCCTGATGGCATGAAGATATGTGAGATCAACTGGCGTGATAATCCATTCTTTCCTAATGTGCTAGAGCTCGCTAGACAAGAAGATTTTAACCTGCGACCTGAATCCTATGACCATATTTGGGAAGGCGACTTTTTGGTCCATGTAGACGGTGCATACTACGCCACAGAGATGCGTGATTGCAGGCAGTCTAATCGTATTGCTGCAGTGCCTTACGACCCTGCTGTGCCTGTTACGACGGCTTGGGACTTAGGTGTTGGCGATTCTACAGCTATCTGGTTCGCTCAGTTTGTTGGTGCAGAGGTTAGGCTGATAGATTACTACGAGTGCAGCGGTGTTGGTCTGGACCACTATGTACAAGTATTAAACAGCAAAGGTTATGTGTATGGCGACCATGTGCTGCCGCACGATGTCAGGGTGAGAGAGTTAGGCACAGGCAAGTCTAGGCTAGAAACTCTGGGTAATCTTGGCGTAAGGCCCATCACGATAGCTCCGCAGCTGATGATTGATGATGGTATACAGGCATCAAGGTCCATGCTTGCTACTTGCTGGTTTGACAAGGAAAAGTGCAGCAGGGGTATAGACTGTTTGTCACAGTACCGTCGTGACTATGATGAGAAGAATCAATCGTTTCGTGGCAGGCCGCTGCATGATTGGACATCACACGCTGCAGATGCATTCAGGTATCTAGCTGTAGGCAACAAGCCCAAAAGAGATTGGGGAACGCCTATTAAGAGAAATATCCAAGGCGTGGTATAATCGGGCCAAAAGGGAGTCGTCATGAGTTTGTACAAGAATATCCATAAGAAGCGAAAGCGTATTAAGGCAGGCAGCAAGGAAAAAATGCGTAAGGCAGGATCAAAAGGTGCACCAACTGCAGCAGCATTTAAGGCAGCAGCAAAGACAGCAAAGAAACCTAAAAAGGTTAAGAAGAGGAAATAGCAATGTATAAGTCATACAGCAGCAAGCCAACCAAAAAGAAAAAAAAGAAAAAGACAAAGGGTAAGTAATAGTGCCTAAGAAAAAAGACCCTAGATTGGCTAGGGCAGGCGTTAGCGGCTTTAACAAACCTAAGCGCACACCAAGCCATAAAACTAAATCGCACGTTGTGGTGGCTAAGGATGGCGACGAGGTGAAGACTATACGGTTCGGTCAGCAGGGTAAAACTGGCGACAAGACCATGACCAAACGTGCTAAATCATTCAAAGCCAGACACGCTAAGAACATCAAGAAAGGCAAGATGTCAGCAGCTTACTGGGCTAATCGTACAAAGTGGTAGTGTAATGTCAAAAGCAAAAGGCATCGGTGCAAGAGCGAAAGGTATACTTGATTATATATTTGAGCCTGAAGAATATGACGAAGGCTTTGAGCTTAGAAGTGTGCCGAAGGTTAAGCCCAGAGATCAGTATGGCAAGCCTGTTGTTGAGGGCGGTTATGATGCTTCGCCAACAGTTACACTTAGCGACCTAGAAGGCTACCCATATCTCTCAACAATGTCTGACCGTACAGCAGCAGGTGGTCAGGTAGTAGGTATCGGGGATAAAAATTTAGCCTATCCAGTAAGCCTAACTGGCGGCCAAGACTTTATGAAAGATGGTCCGTTGTGGGCATCTGGGACAATCCCTATAAATCAAATGCTGCAAGCTGGTTCAAATTTAAAACAACAATATGGCAGAAACCCTGCGCTCATTAATTGGCGAATGACACCTTCAGGCAGTGATTTTTCTGGTGAAATGACATCTGGCGTTATGATGTCTTATGCGTCGGCTAATATGCCTGCAGCTGTTAAGAAAAAACTCAATGCTGATATAAGGGATAGAGTGCCAGATTTTGTTGGTATCGACGACCCAAGAGCACCAGCACAAATCGCTATGCAGCCTGATAGAGTCAGAAAATTTATACAGCAGCAGATAATGGACAAGGGCTACCGAGATAAGGGTGGCATATCTTTACCGCAGGCAAGGCTTGCAATCGCTGATCCATCACAATTAACTGCACCTACGATGGGATTCCAAAATGTTGGCTTGCTTGATGTTGATGCTGGCAACCTATCTGGTCAGGGCAATATTATTTATCCAGACGCTGTTGCTGGCGACTTTATCGGGCGGTTAGACACTGATGCAACTCTCATAGATTTAGACCCTACTGCACAATACAAATCTGATGGTGGTATTTATGGCCGACCCTTAAGCATGGGTGATTCTGGGCCAAGAGAAGCGTTTAGCGATATGAGGCGAGCAGCTGAAGTGTCACCTTATGGCGGTATTATTGATGAAGACTTGCTGCGTAGGTTAGAAGCTAAAGGTATTAAGGTAAGCGCAAATCCATTAGCTACTGCTGCATCATTAGGTTTGCTGGGAGCTGCAGCGTTAGGCAGCGAAGAGGCGGATGCTAATCCTATAGCAAAATTAGCTAATATTTCTAAACTCAAAGAAAAAGGCTTCAACACCGACCGCGTTTTTTATCATGCCAGCAAACAAGACATAGATAAGTTTAAAGCTGGCTATTCCGACGGATTGATATTTTTAACGCCAGACCCACAGTTTGCTAACGACTGGTTAGGTAAAGGCAAATTTACAGAGAGGCAGGGTGACACAAGCACACTTGACAGCTTAAAAGCCGAAAGAAAACGCTTTGATGAAAAGCATGAAAAAATAATAAAAGAGATAACAACTGAAGAAGAAAAAAGCAAATATTACCAAGAAGTTTATTACCCTGAACGTAGAAAATTTATTGAAGCCGAGAGAATGGCAGACAGTTCAATTTACCCTGTTTTTACGAGAGCCAAAAAGACATTTGATCCGCAAAACGAACCAGAAATTGTAGATGAGATACTTAAATTACAAGGCGGTGAACAACCAGTTTTAGATCAATTTGATAACCCTACAGGGCAGTTTTTTTTAGACGAAACAAAAGACCCCTATGTAATAGACGCATATCGAAAAGGCAAGTATTTAGTCTATGAAAAGCCTGAAGTTGTAAACTTCTTAAAAGAAAAAGGTTACGACAGTATGTTGCTTGCAGAAAATGATGATGGTGTGCAAACAACACTGGCAATGTTTGATCCAAAAGATATTCGATCAGTTAATGCAAAAGGCGAACAAGATGACACTGATAATATCTTGGCTGGGTTTGGTGGCACAGCAGCAGCTACTGGTTTATTAACTGCAGCTCAATCTGAGGATACTGATGCCAGTATTTTAGCCAAGCTGCCAAGTGTTGCTAGGCTGGCAGACAAAGGTTTTGACACCGATAACATTTACTATCATGGCACTGAAACATTTGATGATGATAATTTGGACCTTTTTCAAAATGATATTGGTTTCCATGTTGGTGCAAAAGGCCATGCAAATGAGCGACTAAAATCAAAGGCTTTCCCATATGATCTTGAAGATGGCGATACGCTGCCAGATGACCCTAATCTATTTGTTGAGCCAGCTGAGGGTGAGTTTTTTCCAATAGCAGGAACAGAATCAAGGATAATGCCTTTTTATCTTAAAAAAGGTGAGGTGCTTGAGTTGCCAGATTTTGGTAATTGGAATGAATCGGACACAGTTATTAACGGTATATTGAACATTGAAAAGGGTAGCTTGCTACACAGTAATGACCCTAAATTCCAAAAACTTATAAAAAATATTACAGAAATCAAAAATGAAATTGTAGAAGTTAGACGCAAAGAAAACCTAAAGTCACCAACCTTAACTAATAAAGCGTTGAAAGAATATGAAACAACAGGTGACTTGCAACCGTTTGGCTACATGAATTCTGATCTCAATAAAAAATATCTAGGTAGGATTAGAAAAGCAATTAAGGATTCTGGTTACGACACTATTAGATATACAAATCTTTATGAAAGGCCAGATGGCAAGCCAATGTTTGGCGAGGATCAGTATAGCTACATAGCATTAGATGGTAAGAATATTAGGTCCGTTAACGCTGCAGGTTTAGATGACGAGTCATCAAACATAATGTCAGGTGTCACAGGTGTAGCTGGTGCTAGTGGTTTGTTGGCTGCAGGGCAGTCTGAAGAGGCTGATGCATCAATTGTTGGCCTAGCTTCTAAGCTAGGATTCAGCAGAAAAGATATGCTAGAAACCGCTAAACGCATGGAAGATGAAGGGCAAGACAAGACAAGCATATTTCGTGCAACAGGATGGGAGAGAAGCGGTGCTGACAACAAATGGCGTACAGAGCTACCAAACACAAACAGCAAAATCAATTTAGATTTTTTAGAAGAGAATAACCTTATAGATTTTTTGTCAGAAAGAATTGAGCTTGTAGGTGCTACTGATGACGATCTTACAGAAGAAACATATAAATTGTGGCAGTTTTTTGACGACCCAGAGCTGTTAGATCAGTACCAGCCAAAAGAATTAAAGGATATTGCTGACGATAGGCATTATGCGGATAGGTACGGTATGCCGCGTGAACCACTAACGATGGAGCAGTCTGATCTTATAGAAAAATATGGCGAGCCTAGATATTTGGCTGATTACGGTGACTTGGATGCTGATGAAAAAGTGCGCGGCTCTCGCGTTGCTGGCAGCTTAAAGGATATAAAGGTTGCTATTACTAATGAGTTGCCACCCAACGAAGCCTATTACCTTGGTGGTGCAGATAAAATATATATAGGGGCAGGCGTTACACAAAAAGAATTTAGAAGTCTTTTACTGCATGAGCTGCAGCACGCAATACAAGCGCGTGAAGGTTTTGCTCGTGGTTCTGATCCAGAGTACATTGATCAAGTTTTAACAATTTCTGATCAGTATGTTAATAAGGGCGGTCAGGCTGAAATAGATAGATTGACTGCATTAGCTGCGAAGTATGAGGCTGCCTTGAAACAAGGAGATATTTCACAAAGCACAATAGAAGAGGCACAAGCAGCTGGAGATTTAAGAACACAAAAAAATCGTGGTTTGATAAACGAAAAGATGCGAGAGGTGCAGCGTAATCTTAATCCAGATGAAATATTGTCGCCATTCAGAGTATACACAGACACTGCAGGAGAAGTAGAGGCGAGGAATGTAGAGTTAAGAGATGAGGTGCGTAGTATACCTTTAAGGAAAGGTCTTTTTGGCGAGCCAGTAGATGAAACTCCGCTTTTTGCCTCGGAAAATTACGCTGGGGCAACAGTGCCTCAAGAAAGACAGTTGGTTATTTATGATAATCTTGTTGAAGAGATATTAGGGCCGTATGCAGACACTGATGGTTTATTTGACGATATATCTGTAAGCAAGCCAATCACCGAGTCAGCTAAAGAATCTAATGCAGCAATACAAAAAGCAAAACCTGTCTTGGAAAAACTCGCTGCACCACCTAGTAGCACATACGAATATGGACCTGCTGTCGTAGCTAAGGTTGAGGCTGAGGCATTACAAGATGCAGCAAGGCTAGTAGCTAGAACCTTTGAAGATGGATTTAGGATGCTTGTTGGCGGCTTAGGCAGCGCAATCGAGCCAGAATCTGGCCGATTCCAAGCTCAGATGGACAAGCCTAGTTTCTTTGGTGATTATAATCAATCTACAAAAGACGCTGCAGCATTGTTAGGCGAGCAAGCTGGTGAAGTATTGATGCCTGCTATAAATTTCGTTATGAATACGCCTGATCCACTGACAAATGTTTCAATCAAAGAGAACTTAGCAAAAAGAATTACGCAAATACAAGATGTTTACTATTCACTGCCTGAACCTGTGCAGGAAGAGGTAGCACCAAGAATTGGTTACGCTGCATTAGCTGCTATGGGTGCTTTGACGTTCTATTTACCGTTAAAGCCTAAAACACCAAAAGTAGAAATACCATTATTGCCAGAGGCTAACCAAGGCTTGCTGCAGATAGCTAACTAAAGCATTTTAAGTAAAAAAGTGGTAAAATCGACACACCGCAACAGAGACTGAATTATGGCTATAACAACATTTGCAGAGTTAAAGACAACAATTGCTGATTATTTGAACAGAACAGACTTAACATCTGTAATTCCTACGTTTATTGATTTAGCACAGGCACAAATCGACAGAGATTTGCGTCATTGGCAGATGGAAGATAGGGTGACAACAACATCTACCGACAGATACATCGCCAGACCGTCTGATTGGGTTCAGACGAAGCGTTTACGCATAACTACAGGCAACACAAAGGCATTAGAGTTGTTAAGCGTAGCAGCTATGGATGAGCGCAGGATGAATCGAGCAAATGAAGCAGGAACGCCTAAATTTTACTGCCATATTGAGGACCAGTTTGAGGTATTTCCATCGCCTAACGCATCAACGACGTTTGAGCTGCATTATTACAAGAAGATACCTGCATTGAGTGACAGCAATACGTCTAATTGGCTGCTTACTGAAGCTCCTGATATTTATTTGTACGGATCGCTGCTGCATTCTGCTCCATATTTAAATGACGACCAGCGTATGACGGTCTTCGCACAGCTGTACGCTGCATCAATTAAAAGGCTAGAGGATGAAGGGCAGGCAGCTGAATTTGGCGTAGACGGCCTTAGAATGCGTCGTAGAGGCTTAGATACAGGTTTGTCGAGAAGGATATATTAATGGCATTTACTAACTTTTTAGATGCTGCAATATTGAACCATGTGTTTACAGGTGTAAGTTACACTGCACCTACAGCGTTGTATGTTGGGCTGCATACAGCTGCACCAACTGTTAGTAATGAGGTAGCAACGGCATCGTATGCTAGGAAGCAATCAAATTTTGTTATTGATGGCGGTAACACAGTGAAAAACCCTGTGGCATTAAATTGGAATCTAGGCGAGTCATTTGGCGTGATTACTCATGTGGCTATATATGATGCAGCAACTGGCGGCAATCAGCTTGTGGCTTCGCAGCTAACAAGCTCTCTGGATGGCAACAACGCCACACAGATACAGATAGACGCTAACCAGTTACAAATACAGATGATAGATGCATGAGGTACGGTGTATATTTATATGACTACGGAAAGTACCAAACTGCAACGAGGCTTCTTTCAGGCTCTGCATTAAGCAGGGAATCAACTCAAATGTTATCAGTAATACGTATAACATGGGTTGAGGTAACAGAAGATACAGAGTCATGGACAGCGGTGACTGAGTCAGATGAGACATGGTCATCGGTAACAGAAACCCCAGAAACTTGGACAGAGGTTAGAATACAAAATTAGGTGATATATGAGCACAACAACAGACTATAATTTTTATACACCAACGGTAGGTGCTGAATTAGATAATTGGGGTACGCTGCTGAATGCAAACTGGGTAAAAACAGACGACCTACTCAGTGGTAATTCACCTATATCTGGCATAGATATAAACAGCGGATCAATTGATAACGCTCCGATAGGTGCTGGAACACCTAACACTGGTGCATTTACTACCTTAGCCTGTACTACTGTTAGTGCAACTACCAGTGCGACGCTAGAAAAAATTATATGTAATAACGTCACGATTGACGGCAGCAATATTGGTTTCACAACTGACGATGAAGATTTAATGGCACTTGCTAATGGCGCGTTAACTGTCAATGGTACATTAACAACGTCAGGCGAGCTCACAGTCAACGATAATATAACTGTGACAGGCACAGTTGATGGTGTTGATGTTGCTGATTTAAACACGAAGTTAAGCACTGGCGACGCTACTGACGCAAGACTGAAAAATATATTTAACATAGTTTATCCTGTAGATTCTATATTCATTTCTACATCAAACGCTGATCCTGCAACAATATATGGCGGCACTTGGGCAGCATTCGGTGCTGGCCGTACATTGGTGGGTGTAGGAACTGGTACAGACAGCAACAGTGAATCTGTAGTATTCAGCACATCAGAAGCTACAGCTGGCGAATACAACCATACGCTTACACAAGCAGAAATAAATCATAATCATCAGTGGAACAAAAAAGAATCAGATGCGTCTAACAGTTTTGACAGGTTCATTAAAATGGATGGTGTATCTAACAATACTGAAGATTCAACTTTTGATTCTTCTGGCAACAAAATGCTTTATAGCGATCAATATGAAATGAGACAAAACACATACACATCCGCCAACAGAGCCTTAACAAACGGCACAGTAACAGGGCATAACAATATCCAACCTTATATAACAGTATATATGTGGAAACGAACAGCATTAGCATCATAGGAAACAATTATGGCAGACGGTTCTACAAGCAATTATAGCCTTATTCTACCAGAGATAGACGGTGCGGAAGGCACTTGGGGCACAAGCATCAATACGAATCTAACCAACTTAGATTCTTTGTTGAGTGGCGGCACAACACTTACGGCAATAGTTGTTGATAATGTCAAAATAGACGGCAGCAACATAGGTACTGTAGGTGATCCTGACCTTATAACTGTCGGCACTAATACTGTTACTGTAGCTGGAACACTTAACGCTACAGCCTTAACAGGATCACTTACAGGCGACGTAACAGGTAATGTAACTGGTAATGTAACAGGTAATCTAACTGGTGCTACAACCGTATCTGGCTTTATTACTGCTGACGGTCTTGTCATGGGTGATGGCGAAAAGATTACTCTTGGTACAGGTAGTGACTTAGAAATCTATCATAACGGTAATCACAGTTATATCTTAGAAGGTAATTCAGGCGATGGCACAGGTAGTTTAAAAATAGGTGCTGACGAATTAGAAATAGTTAATTCAGCCAACAGTGAAACTAAAGCAAAGTTTATAACAGACGGAGCAGTTGAGCTTTATCATAACCATAGTAAAAAAATAGAAACAACAGTCTCTGGTATAGACGTAACAGGCACTGTAACTGCTGATGGTCTTGTCATGGGTGATGATGAGAGAATTAAACTTGGCGATGGGACTGACTTTCAGATATACCATGACGGCACAACTAATAAATCTATTATAAAAGAAAATAATAATAGCGCAAATTTACAGATACAAGGCGAAAACATAAACATCACAAATTCAGCCGCTTCAAAAAGTTTTATTCAAACTTTCGACAACAAAGATGTGGCTCTTTATTCTGATGGAAATATCAAGTTAAAAACTTCTGATGGTACAGGCAGTGTTGCGGCTGGTATTAATGTAACAGGCACTGTAACTGCTACAAGCATAGCTCTAAACGGTAACATGGAAACTGATGGCAACATCACTATCCAGAACGGCCATGAGTTACGCTTTGAGCAAACAGATGGCACAGAGTCGTTTTCTATTAAAACATCTGGTACTACAACAAATCTACTGGAGCAAGGCGGTGGTAACTTAAACATCAAAGGCGATGCAGTAGTTATCCATGGTAATAACAGAGACCTTTCTAAAATTACTGTTCACGATGAAGGTGGTGTAAAGATTGATTCAGAGTTAAGCACTGATACAACTGTTAGCTACACAAGAATCAAGGTAGGCAACCAACACACTGGTACAAGGTTCTATTGTGGAACTGATGAAACTAATGTTCGTGCGGAGGTTGTGTCTGCTGGTTTAAATGTCAATGGCACTGTAACTGCTGATGGCTTGTCATTAGGTGATGATGAAACAATAACTCTTGGAGCTAGTAATGCCTTAACAATTACCCATAAAAGCTCCAACGGTAATTCTACAATTAAGGAAACTGGCTCAGGCAACCTTATACTCCAAGCTGATGATCTTACTTTAGAAGATACAAATAGCAACAAATTCATAAAAGGTGTTGAAGGTGGAGCAGTACAAATCTGGCACAATGCGGCTAGTCATGCTACAGCAAAACTAGCTACTACAGCTACAGGTATAGATGTAAACGGCAATATAACTGTATCTGGGACTGTTGACGGCCAAGACGTTGCTGACATAGGTACAAAAGCAACAACAGCGCATGGCTGGGGCAATCATGCCAGTGCTGGTTATCTTACATCTGTACCAAGCACAATCACAGCTTCATTGACACACAACATTCAAACAGGCAATGAAACAATGTCTGGTCATGTTGGTGAAAAGACCATAAACACAGCAACAACTGGTTCACCAGTTTACACGTTTCCAGATGTGTTAATAGGTGACAAGGGCAAAACATGGCTTGTTGTGAACGCTGGTGATGTTGATATATCTTGCACAACTTCAGGTGGCACAGGTTTTTATAAATTAATATCAGGCGTTGCCCCAGCAAGTTCTTCAACTGTTACTGTGGCAAAAGGCGGTGTTGCAGAATTCTTAGTGACTGATGCTGACAAAATTGTTGTGTTTGGCTCGGGGCTTGCTTGATGTTTAGTGCGGCCGCAATATCTAGCAAGGTTGATCCACTCACTGTTGGTGTTTTGACTGTGGTGCAAGGGCAATCAGCTTATGATTCAGTTAGGCGTGGTCATAGAGCGCAAAGCTATGGTGGTGTTACACAATCACCTTCACCCTACACTGGGCTATCAGGTGCAGATATAACTGTTTATGAATTAGCTGCAACTCAGGGCACGCCCTCACAAATTTTATTTACCACAAGGAAACCATACCAGCAGGGGTCAACTTACACTGGTGTCACGCAAGAGTGGAGACGACTTATTTTTAATGGTCAAGTTTTTCCTTACGAAGATTACGCATCAAGAACAGCAACAGCAGTTGATCAACTTGGTTATTTGTATTCAACTATTGAGTGGGCAGGGATGCCATACTCAGCCAGTTCACCTTACCCAACAATTCAATTTATAGTCGAGTAACGAATGACAGCACAAATCGCACCAATGAATACTGTTTTGATCACAAATTTTGATGACCTAGAAGATGACAGCATTGAAGAAAATAGTTGCAATTATGATTCACCTTTTAATATTGTTGACAGCACTTGGTCAAGTGTTTCTGAAGCCGAGTCAATAGCAAATAAAAATTTGCTCAATGCGGCAATGAAATTATTGTCAACAAGTGACGCTTCAACCTGCAATGCTTGGTCAGATGAAGTCTGTGATTTTTTTTGGCGCAAATTGAACGATACACCAAGCAATGACTTCATAACATTTGTGGGCAGAAAACCTGAAACCAATGACTTATACACTGTCATGGGTTTATCTATAAGAGAAGATAACATTGCACAGTTTGGTTTTTGCTGTTTGATCGAAGGTCAAGGCATATACTTCGAATCTAATTGGGTTGATTGGATATGCACAAAACTTAAAAACGCTGGGTTGGCTGGGTTTTATTGGACTATAAGCGATAATTATCATATCTGTGAAGAAGAATGGGGTATATCTTTGCCACCATGCTGTTTTAAAAATGTAGCACAAATTTTTCAAAATTGGGCAGTTGCAAACAATTCAACTTTGGAAGTTCACAAAGGTGATGGCGGCATACATTACACAGTTAGATTTTAGGCAATTATTATGGCAAACAAAATTATGACCGTTAAAGAATTATTAGCAAGATTAGAAAAGCACGAATCTGAGTGTGCAATGCGATTAGAGATGATTGAGCGTAGATTGGATTCGGGCTCAGATAGAATGAAAAGATTAGAAGGCTGGATAATAGCTGTATATCCTTTTTTTATAGGCGTATTATTAGCTTTAAAATTATTGTGAGGTATTTTAGGTGGCTTTAATTAGTTTAGATATACCTGCTGGTGTAGTTAATCATGGCACAGATTTTGATTCTGAAGGTAGGTGGCGTGATGTCAATTTAGTTAGATGGGAGCAGAATTCTTTGCGGCCTATTGGTGGTTGGCAAGAGCGCACAGCGACAGTTAATGTTTCTGTAAGCACTATAACTGCTTTACAGACAACAACATTATTAATAAACACTTCTACGCCACATGGTTTGGTTTTATCCGATCAAAGTAAGAAAATAACTTTGTCAGGTTTTGGTGTAGGCAGTGTTTCAAGTTTAAATATTAATGACAGGGCTTACGATTTTGTAGTCTCTAGCACAACTGCACTTCTTATTAATTTGACGACAGCTGGTTTAGCTTGCGTACAAGGTGAAACATTTGACCCAACAAGTGGAATAATTAAAAAAACATTAAACGTGACATTAACAGACCCGTCTGCAGCAAGGGGGGCTTTAAGTTGGACCGATAATTCTTTTAATAAACATATAGCAGCAGGCACATATAACAAGTTGTATCATATAAGCAGCGTAGGCGTTGTTAGCGATATAACACCAACAGCCACTAGTATAACTGCTGGCGGTGTTTCTGCAGCAGCGGCAACGTCTACTACTGTTGTTCAAGTAACAACATCGGCTGCACATAATTTGCAAGAAGGTAATGTCGTTACGTTAGCATTGTTTGGAGCTGGCTCTACATCATCTGTAGATATCAATGGTAGTTATATAATAGCTAATATTGCAGCAACCACATTTGAAATTACAAAGTCTGGAATCACAAACACTGAAACATTTTCGCCAACATCTGCAACAATAACCAAACAAGCATTCCCTGCTGGTCAAGTTAACTCAGGATCAAATCAGGGTTATGGTGGTTATTATTATGGTTTAGATAACTACGGTACTCCAAGACCAGCAAACTCTATTAATATTGAAGTAACAACATGGTCAGTAGGTAATTTTGGACAAAACTTAATAGCCTGTGGTACTACAACATCATCAGCACAAGGCAGGATATACGAGTGGACACTAAACCCTGCTATTGAGGCAAGAACATTATTAAACGCACCGACAGCTAAAAGTATATTAGTAACTGATGACAGATTTTTATTTGCACTTGCTGCTAATTCTGACCCAAGAAAAATAGCATGGTGTGATAGAGAAGATAATACGTCGTGGACAGCAGCCGCAACCAATGAAGCAGGCGACTATACATTGAATTCGAGTGGTCAAATACTTTGTGGTGTGAACGTAAGAGGCAGAGTATTAATATTAACATCCACAGATGCCCATATAGGTTCATATGCAGGACCGCCTGTGGTTTATGGTTTCGAGCAAGTTGGTCATGAGTGTGGAATTATATCAAGACACGCAGCTACCGCTATCAAAGACGGTGCATTTTGGATGTCCTATAATGGCTTTTTTGCATATGACGGATCATCTGTTCAAGAAGTGCCATGCAGCGTAAATGATTATGTGTTCGAGGATATAAACAGGGCAGAGATTTCTAAAGTTGTTTCTGTAGAGAACAGTCAATTCAACGAGATATGGTGGATGTACCCTAGTGGCAGCTCATTAGAAAATAACAGATATGTAGCATTTAATTACAAGGACAACTATTGGAATATAGGGCAGCTTGATAGAACAGCATTGATTGATGTTGGTGTATACACAAACCCTATATATTTTGATGCTCTTGGCAATATTTATGACCATGAGACTAATTTCGCGCATGGATCATCGACACCATATGCTGAAACTGGACCTATAAAAATGGGTGAAGGGGACAATGTCATAAGTGTTAAAAGCCTTATACCAGACGAAAAAACACAAGGTGATGTTAATGTTACCTTTAAGACAAGGTATTTCCCGCAGGGAACTGAGGAGTCACATGGCCCATTTACCTTAGCTAACCCGACATCAGTAAGGTTTCAAGGTAAACAAATGCGCTACCGAGTTAATGGGGTTAACTTAGTTAACTGGAAGGTAGGAAAAATGCGTATTGATACTGCAGCAGGAAGCAAACGATGACGCTGCAAAGACCGCCACCACCGCCATTAGTTTGGGCCAAGAATTGGGCAGAAAGGCTTAATGATTACCTGACGCAAGTACGGACAAGGTTGCCAGCAAAGGCTAGTGTAGCAAGTGCTAAAGAAGAAGGTATGCTGCTGTACGATAGAATAGAGCAGTCACCTGTTTACACAAAAAACAACAGCTTTGTATCTTTGGTTGCTAAAAATGGCACTTCTAATCTGGTATTTACACCCACTACGCAGCCATCAAGCCCAGTAAATGGCATGGTTTACTATGACAGCTCAACCAATAAGTTAAGAGTTTATGCAAACGGTGTATGGGTAAACTTACACTAAAGGTGGTATAATCGGGAAATGGAAAATGGAATTGTAGATAAATTGCACAATTGCAAGCATTGGATAGAAGATGCACTAGAATATAGTGGTGGAACACATACCTACAAGGATATTGTAGATGGTGTCTTGTCAGGAGATTTACAATTTTGGGAAGCCCCAAGAGGGTGTGCGATTACAGAAATATGTGTTTTTCCGCAAAAAAAAGTCTTACATATATTTCTAGCAGCAGGAGAAATGGACCAGATAGTGGATATGGATGAATCTGCGGTAATTTGGGCTAAAGAGCAAGGCTGCACAGGGCTGAGCATAGCAGGCAGACGTGGATGGAAGCGTGTGTTAGCTGACAAAGGTTATGAGGAAATTTTCACAACATTAGCAAAGGATATTTGATATGAGTGGTGGTGGCGGTAAAGGTGGCGGCTCTACACAGAAGCAAGAAATACCTGCATGGGCAAGAGAGCCAACCAAGCGTAATTTAGCTAGGGCAGAAACAGCACAGCAGGTCGGCTATATGCCGTATATTGGTCCTGATATTGCAGCTTATTCGCCAACACAGATGGCTGCTAGACAAAACAATGCAGATGCCGCAGCAGCATTTGGTTTGGCAGTGCCTAGAGACGCACAGCAAACAGGGTTGCCAGAGCCAACTCAATTTATGGGCGATGATGGTTCTACTATGTTTGGATATAGCGCGTTTCCTTTATATGACCAAGCGGTTGCTGAATTTAAAAGGCGTGATCCTAATCAAGCAGCAATTTACGATAAGTTATTCGGGGATCAAAATCCTCAAGGTAGGGGATAATGGGCGGTAGTAGGAAAAAATTCGGTGATACAAATCCTTTTCCAAACAAAGACCCATCTGGTGTAGGTGTTAGTGGAACTGGGTACAATCCAATGTTTGGGGGCATGGGCGGCCAGTATCAAGAGTTTGTTACTGGTGGTGGTAATGTTAACCAGCAGGCTGCAAACGCGATTACAGGCGGTCTAGCGGCTACTGCAGATGCTGGTATGTACCGACCTGAAAATGTCCAAGCAGGTCAAATGGCAGGCATGGATTTATCACAATACACAAACCCATACGAGCAACAAGTAGTCGATCAGACGATTGCAGATTTAGGAAGGGCTAATCAGATTGCTGGCAACGTGCAAGACTTTCAGTTTGGTCAGGCTGGTGCGTATGGTGGCTCTAGACAGGGAGTAGCGGACGCTGAGATGCAGCGTAACTTTTTAGACAGGGTAGGTGCTACTGTTGGCGGTTTGCGTCAGCAAGGCTATACAAACGCACAGAATCAAGCACAGGCTGATTTGAATAGGCAGTATCAGGCTGATACATTTAATGTAGGTGCTGATCAGTTTGCTGTAGGCAATCAGTTGGCTGCTGCAAATCAGGCTGCAACAATGGGCAATTTAGGTTTTGATATGGGACAAACTGTTCAAAGAAACCTACAGAATCAAGGCAACGTCGACCAATTAATTGCACAACAGCTTATAGACGCATCTAAAGGTCAATTTGCAGGATTCTCTGGTGCTCCAGCTTCAACTATAGGGTATCTATCAAATGCTCTAGGTGCAGCTACAGTGCCTACCAATCAGCAAAATACAAAAGACTTAGGCTTATTTGATTATCTCAATATGGGTACTCAGGTGGCTGGTGCATTTATGGGTAGTGATATCAGGCTAAAAGAAAACATCAATAAGATAGGCGAGCTGGCTAACGGCATTGGTTTATACACTTGGGATTGGAATGCTGACGCATATGAGGCTGAGGCTAGCTTAAACAATGAAGGTGTTGTGTTAGGCGACAGTGTCGGGGTTATTGCACAAGAGCTTGAATTGGTTCATCCAGAAATGGTTATGGATACGAAGACAGGCTATAAAGCCGTAAACTATAAGAAACTTGATGAGGTATATAGCTAATGATTCCACCAATTGATCCAGCAACTTTGGCAGCAATCATGGGGGGGCAAGGCGGTAGTGTTGCTAGTGCAATCTCTCCACAAGGCATTCTAGCTAATACTAATTTTAACAACTTACCAATAAATGCTGCTGGTAATGTACAAGCACCCACCTTAGCAAGTAATGTGGCTTCTGCGACAACTGCCCCTGTTAATATGAATAGACAGACAAATATTACAGGCCTGACGCTAGGTGGCGCGGTTGGTGCGCCAGCTATACCAAGTATACCTACAGGTGTTCCTGCAGCACCCCAAAAGCCTGCAGATATGTTAGGTGAAATAGGCTCAGCATTTGATTCTATGGCAGCAAAACCTAGTGATTTTGGTCCAATTACAGCTGCATCAAGATCAGGGTTTTCTCAACAAATGCCAGATATGCAAACTAATCCATACGGCAGTGCAGCAGCCAATAAAGGGTTGCTTGAATTGTTACAAGGTGCTTATTCATTAGGAGTTTAAAATGCACATAGCAGGACATATAGATAATACTGTTTCTGGCAAAGACCCTAATGCTAAAACACAAAACATTGGTCTTTTAAATCAGCTAACACCTGACGAATATCGACAAGTGCAGATGATGCTGCAACAAAGAGACAGCCAAGACGGAAGAACCCCCCCCCCCCCCCCCCCCCCCCCCCCCCCCCCCCCCCCCCCCCCCCAACCAC